CAATCCCATTCTCCAAAACCTACGTTATCTTTGATTAAGAATTCGTGTTTTTGTTCTTCCGTCCATTCGTCTACTACAATAACTGGTATTTCTTTAAATTTTAACTCATTTAACGCTTTTAAACGCATATTTCCACCGAGTACGCAATATTTACCGTCCACGTCAGTAAAAACGATTAGAGGACGTTTATTTAGCATATCAGGAAACTCTTGGATAGACTTAACTAACTTTTGAAACTTTCCGTCTTTTATTATTCTTGGGTTCTTTGGGTTTGGTTTAACCTCACTTATTTTAACTAACTTCATTTAATTAGGGTTATAATAGTAATCTCTAAATTCGTCTTTTGATACAGCGTGTATTTCCATAAAGTCTATTTTCGTGTCTATGAATACGCAGTAGTTTATTTCTGTTATTTGCATTATTAATCTTAAAGCGTTCCAGTCTGATTTATGCTTTGTTGGGTGCATAAAAACTATGTAGTAGTCGCTTTTAAGAGTTATGTTTTTCACTTTTATCCGTGTTTTTGGATAGGGTTTCTTCATAACTTGTAGAACAAATTGCTAAACGTTGATCCGTGTTTTCGTATTCACTTACCATTTTATCATCAGTCATACACCGCTGAATGAACTCAGACTTTGTTTCGTTACTTGTTGGTTTCGGTATTGGCATTTTCGTATGTTTTAAATACTTGTTCTAAATCTCTTACACGTGTCATTAAACAAGAAGCACAGCTTGTTGGCTCGTTGCGTACTCCAAAAACTCTTGAATGAATGTTAAGAATCATTTTTTGTTCACTTGGTTTTACTACTTCCGTCTTTCTATCAAACCATTCCTTTAACCAATCGTACTCGGGTTGCTCCAAACACTTCGCCTTTCTGTAAGGAAACAACTCGTTTAACTTTGCTTTGCGTTCATCGCATCCACAATCCTCACCTAATAACCATTTGGCTACTTTTGCTACTCCAGTTACTTCGAGAACTTTCTCTACTGTGTCCCCTAACCCTTCGCTTTGTGCTGCTAATATTTCAGCTTTAGTTCGTCTTTTTCTTGCCATCTTTTATTTTATTAATTCATAATCTTGGTTTTTGTAGTCCTCATAATGTTCGCCTACTTCTTCTTTTAAACTTTCTTTACAATATTTTAAGGTCTGCCATACTGATTTAAAACTGATTCCAGTATGTTTTTCTATTTGGCGTGTACTCATGCCTGAATCTCTATAAAGTTCATAAAGCATTTTGTCGTACCAGTGCCAACTATCTACAGTCTTATTTATTTTGTTTTCTAATTCTATTTGTGCTTCCGTCTTTTCGGTTGGTTCGCTTTCATCTATTAATTGTATTGCCTCCGTTATATCGACTTTTTGTAGCTTGTGCTTACTTTTTTCGAAGTCGTAATACATATTTCTCAAAACAATCCAAATAAAGCCCTTATAAACAACTCCATTTCGGTAAAATCTTTCTTTGTTTTCGTGTTTTGCTAACTTTAAATACATCTCTTGCACTATATCCTCAGCTAAACTATATTCGCCAAACGATTTAACAACCTTTATCCAGTGTTTATGTTCAACGTATAAGTCATTCAAAAATTGATTAGAGTCCAATTAAAATAAGCATTAAAACAACAATTATTCCTATAATAACACGAACTAAACTTTTACCCATTTCGTATTCGTTAAACAACCATTTGTGGATCGTAATACTTGGAATGTTCCACGCAAAAAGCAAAACAGCCCTATCCAAAACGAATAAGGCTATTATAAAAGGAAACAAAACTATTAACAATATTCTCACGCAACTAAGTTATACAATTTTCTTTTATAGTTCATTAAACGCCCTAAAGCTAAACTACAAATTTCTAATTTATAGACGTATTTTTCAGCTAATTGGTCTAACATTCCTTTTTTACAATGCTTAATCGTGTCCGAATGGCAACGCATTCTTACCTGCATACCTTGTATTAAATCATTTACTTGGTCTATTTTCTCAAGTAGTTCGTCTTTATCTACTACTCCACCAGTTCCATCGCAAACCATACAAGTGTAATCAATTTCGTTTTGCTCGTAAGGTATATCAGTATCGTTAATATCTACTGTTACATAACCACTTGCATTGCACTCAGGGCATTTTTTAAATAAATCTTTCATAATTTTTAGTTTTAATTGTTGAACAAATATAATACTTTTTAATATAACTACAAAATAATTTTAAAAAAAATGCGGAACTTTTTACATTCCGCACTATGACGTACCAATCTCAATTGGGGCCTTACTTACTAAAAAACTCACCCAGTTTTTCTATTGACCTACTCGATAGGTTACTTCCGTTTAAAAACTTATGAAGGTTAGGTTGTTTTATCTCTACTAACTTAGAAAAAGCGTTAAGGCTTAATTCGTGTTTTTGTAAGTAGTGTTTAATCATTAACCTCGTTAGTTCATTTGCTTCGCTTAAAACCTTTGCTTGTTGTTTCATAGGTTATTTAAAAAATCGTCAAACTCTTTTCCGTATTGCGGTCTACCTTGTGGCTTCGCTTGTTCCTGAACTGGTTTAAAACTTAGGCTTTGAAACTTTCCTTTTTGTCCGTCTTTTACCCAACTGCTAACATAATATTCAATGCCACCAATAGTTGCCTTACCCTGATAGTGCGGATGCGTTTCTTTTTCTCTTTTGTCGTTAGTGAATAACGCTCCTGAATTGTCTCTTTTTTCCATTTTTACTTTGTTTTAATATATAATCGTTTAAATCTTTCAACCGAACAGCAAAACTCCGTTATCGGGTTCGCTTCATATTGTCTTATTACTTCGTACCAAAGTTTGTCTTTTTTAAAATCTTTGATTTGAACTACTTGATCTCTTGTTACGTTTTGATAGTAACCCATAATTTTTAATTCTTCTTTCATAATAATTTATTTAAAACATAAAACACAAACATAGAACCAACTACATAACCAAATGACAAATAAAAAGCCATTTGTAGTCGTTCCTTAAAATCTTCACTTTCTATAACATAATTTAAAAACGGTAATCCTAAAAATGGACCAATACCAGCAAAGAAAATCATTCCTATAAAGTTTTGGTCGCTTACATATTTAATGTAGAACGTTGATGATATCTCTATTATGAAAGCACTTGTAAATATTATTGCAGCTTTTTTCATAATTCATTTATTAGCTTATCGTAATATTCACGTGCTAACTTTATTCTTTCTTTAATTTGTTCTATTACTCTTTCGTCTTTTGCTATTTTAAAGACTTTTACGCGTTTTTCTTTTGGTATATGGTCAAAGTTATGTTTCGACTGCACAAAGTCTCTTACATCTAAACTTTCATCAATTAAACCTTGTTTCCAATGTTCGCGTCTAACTTCATCTTCTACTATTTGAAAAGGTGTATTGACAAGGCAGTAACATAAAAGTGCTTCGTCTTTTCCTGTTAACCACATGTAACCCTGAAGCTGGTAGTAATAATCTTTATTCGGGCATTCGGTTTCAAAAAACGGAAACGTTGTAGCGTCCCAACTGCATTTTACATCTAAAAGAACTTCATTCGTGTTTACGTCTGGCGTTCCAGTTAAATAATCATTGATTAGGTTCTCATCGTTTTTATAAATGAAACCTAAATCAAGAACATCGTTTACTAATTCAATTCCTTCATCTTCTACTTCGTTACCTTTATCAGTATATCTGCTCCAAAACTCCTTTCTTATTCCGTATTTATGTTCAATTGCAAGTTCCTGAATGTAGGTTTTAGTAGTTTTAGATAAAACCTCCCCTTTTGTTTTGGGGAGGCTCATAAGTTTCCCTATTTGTGAGGCTCGTATTTTCATATCAGTAACAATGATTTTTGTTGAACTTCATTTAATTCGAACTTTGCTTGTAGTTCTTCGGCTGTAAATTCACCTGCTCTTATTGCTTCAACTGCTTTTAAGAATCGTTCACCTTGTATTGTAGGCTTTTTTTCCGTCTTTACGTATTCTTCTTTTTTGTTATCTTTTGAGTCAGGGTCGCTTTCTGTTTCATCAATTAAGAATAAACCATTTAAAGCGTATTTACGTGCGTAACTTGAAGCTGTGCCAGTGCATTGTTCACTACTCATTCCTTTATGTTCGCTCATCTCTGCAAATCCATTTACTGAAAAACTAACAACGTTATATAAAATTGTTGCAGTTGATTTTAAGAATAACTTATTTCCAACTATTAAAACATCATCTGTTAATGTTAATGTTAGTTCGTATTTATTTAAAAGTGGCTTTACAGCTTCTAAAATATCTTCAGCACTTCTATACTTATATTTGCTGAATGAATTATAATTACCTTTTGGAACTTTTAATTCGGTTTGAATAGCAATTAAACGTTCATTAATTGTCATTTGTTTTTCGTTCTTTTCTGTAGTTTTCATAATTTTGATTTTAC